CCTTGGCTTGCCTTTTCCTACTTCTTGAAGCCTTCTTGCTTCAGTTAATGCTTTTTGCTTTTCTCGATTACGAGCTCTTACAATCCATGCAGGGGTTTCTTTGTTTTCTTCTTCTCCTTCAAACAATGCATCAAAATCTATATCTAATGCATCTTTAACCATTTTGTCAGTTTCAGCTTCATCATAATATCCAGCAGTTACATCATAATTTGTAAGATCTTCGTAAGCTTTTTTAGCTGCCGCTTCTCTTCTTCTATTGCCAAAAAGTAAGTTACTTAAAGCTGCAATTCCTTGCTCCCCCATTGAAAGCAACCCGCCAATTATAGGAACTCCTTCAAGATCTTTAGCGTTCATTCCTGTTAATGCTTTAATTCCTGCATCAGCGCCTTCTTCAGCAACATTTTTCCCTTTTAATTTATTGAATTCTTTTTTAGCTCTTTCAGCCAACCTAGTGTTTTGCCAATCAATAGGCTCGCCATCAAATTTTGAAAAATCAAAATCTTTTGCATAGTCTCCATACAATCGACCTGGAGAAAAGAAGTCTTGATCTCGTGTACTACCAACGTCAGTGTTTCTTGTGGTCTCAGTAGTTTCTGGAAGATTAACTACATTTAACTTAAAGTCTTCAGCACTTGGGGTAGAAGGAATAGTGTATTCAGGGAGCTTGGAAATGCCGCCAGTGCCACTTCCGGTGCCACCACCAACAGGTGTGCCAGTGGTCGTTAAATAGTTCGCATAAGGTTGACCAGCCAATAGCTGGTAATCTAAATTGTAATCAACATCAGGGCCATAAATAGGATCAATCCCTGATGCCATATAGATTCTTTCGAGGTCACTAAGCCCAGGCTTAAACTTGCCTAAAGCTTCTAAAACCTTTGCCTCGGTGACTCTTCTTACTGGATCATCATCTACTGCATCTGCCATTACAGTCCCAGCCCAACAAAAACAAAATCATCTAATAGCATATCACTATTCTCCTTCTGTAGTCTCATCAGATTTCTTATAATAGTCCACTATGGATAAGACTTGACGCAGATATCTTTTAATATCTGCCATGTTATTACTAAGGTTTTCATACCCTTTTACGGTAAGCCCATAATATACATTCATAGGGGCATTCCCTTCATCTAGATCGCTCAAATACTCCTCCATTGTAGCAGGAGTAAGCACTCTCCACTCGACCGGCAACACGCTTATAGAGGCCGGTAGTGGGGGGTGATACATAGGTGCTTTTTTAACCACAGTTACCACCTCCACAGGCTTTACTTCAGGGATGTCACGTTTACCACCCCCAAGCATAGAACACCCGCTAAATAGAACTAATAGGCCTATCAGTACTAGTAATTTGTTCAAGTTCTTTCCCGACAGTTGCAGTGCCTTTATTAATAATCTTTTCTATTAACCCAGGTTTTTTCATAGATAATACATTCAAGTTGTGCTTTGAGAACTTTTTTCTAATATCATCGACCTCTTCTTGAGCTTGTTGATTTTCTTTAGTTAATCGCTCGACCTGTGCCACCATAAGTTCTTGATTCTCAACAGTTTGTTTTAGGTTTTCGTTTTGCTGCTCGATTGTACCTTCTAATTTTTTTTGGTTTTGAATAGATTGTTCTAGCTGCAAATGAAAGGATTTTATTTCCGCTTGAGACTTGTCGTAATACATTTTAAAAGCACCAGCTAGAAGGATTAAGATTAATCCCAAACCTGCGCTTAATTTTAATCCCATGTTAAGATCCTTTTTTCCATTTCTTAGATGGTGATTTAGTTTTACTCGAGCTCCATTTTACTTTATCTGCCCAGTAAGCTGCTGATAGTTTTCCTCTAGCTATGTTCTTAGCATGGCGAGATTTAAATGCTTCTCGCTGACCAACGGTCTGATTTGTTTTAACACCCTGCTGCCCAAAACGAATTGTTTTAATTTTATCGCCTACTTTAGCTACAACAACATGTGACTTAGTAGGATGCTTGGGAGTTTTCTTAGGCTTATTAAATCCACTAACGCCAGCTCTAGCTAGGCGTGGATCTGTTGCTGTTTTTTTATACATAGTTAAACCAAAAAGTTAATGGTGTTTTCTTTTCTAGCTTGTTCCATTTGGACCTTATTGTTTTTAGCAATATACAGCGTAGTCTCTAGTTGTTCTACTCTCTGCCTACGCTCTTCAACTTGCAGATTCTCTACTAGTTTCTGGTACTTCTGTTCAGCTACCTGTCTCCAGGCAACTTGATTTGTGGGTGTTGATGCTCCTACATCCATATTAAAGCCCCTTTCCAAATAGTTTAATGACTAAAGTAACTGTTACAACCGCAACGGTTACAGCTAAAATGATTAAAATCCCATACTGACTTACGTCTTTAAGCATCTGCCGTCTTCTTTTTTGCTTCTCTATTGCCTCTTTAACGCTCTGACGATGCCTTTGTTTCTGAGCCTCTAACTCTTCAAAGTAAGCATCAATGACGCGAGCCGCCTCCGAGTTCATATTCGAGAGTAATTTTAAATTTTCATGGTAGCGCTCCAATCTCGCTTTTTGGGCAGAAAGTCTCATCGCGCTTTCGCCGTCAAGGGGAGCGGTTAAAGAGTTGCGCCTTTCAATCTCATACTTATCAATGCCAGAAGAGATAGCACCTAAATGCCCTAGCAATGTCTGGACGTTTTTAGACCCATCTTCGACCTGCTGAAAAAGACCATTCAGAGCCGAAACAGCAGACGTTATGGCTACAATCGATTCAAATATCATGGTAAACCTCTAGGGTTTACGGGACATATAGGCCGTAGCTCCGAAGTAAAGACCTATAATAGAAGCCTGACTAAGGAACAACATATCACTCAGTGAAGACAAGGTTGCGAGGCGTTCTTGTGGTACGAAAGGTAATAAAGGTAATAGCGAATACAACACCATTGAGGACATAGCTACCCAGGCAATGCGTCTTTGAGAGTCTTGCTTCTGTTCTCGTAGATCTAATTCCAGCATTTGCGTTGCTCGCTCTAGCTCCTCATCAGAAACTGTGCCGTCTTGATCAATATCATATTTAGCCCAGACTGAATCTTGCTGTAGCTTTTTAGTCATTGTTCTCTAACCGTTGTTGTCTATAAAACTCGATGTATTCTTCCCATCGAGCAAATCTTTTTTCTTCATGAATATAAAATAAACCGCTATATACGCTCATAATTAATCCCAAAACTTCTGGTTAATGCCAGCCATAACTGGCTTACAATACGCCGTTATATTGTGCTGCTTAATTCCTCCTCTACACCGAGAGTCTCTACAGTTATGCTCAATCCAATATGCAAACTGCTGACATCGATGTACATCCCTAAACAGCATACTATCGGCTCCCTCTACTACATTTCCTTCGATAACCGTTATTAGCATAAATGCTAACACTGCACCTTTCATTCAAATTGTGTATAAGATTTACCGTTAAAGACCAAGGATTCGTTTCTATTATCTCCCGCTGATACATATGAAACATGAATCCACCCACTGTTTGGATCTACTCCATCATAAAACTCTAAGATAAGCTGGTCATAATCCAAGTTATCTTTTATCCAAAAGGCAACCTCTTCGTTGTCTACACCAGGCAACTCAAAGTCTATAGCCTGTCCTTTGCAGTGCTGGCTGTTTGGGTTACCGCCAACCGCTTCGTTTAAATCAGGGCATCGATAACCACTGTTAGGTATAAACGGTACGCCGAAATTTACCCTCACCGGCTCAACCACATACTCTAATACGCGCTTCAGGTTTTCTAACTCCTCACCTGTAGCCATGTTATCTATGCCTTTTCGTGTAGCTGTCTCACTTCTGCAACACTCAGCTAATGTAAAATGCTCACTTAATTTTTCAGACATATTTAATTACCCAGTTAATTATTAAGAAAACTTGGTTTGTTTTCTTCGATCTGACATAACGGCACCACAGCCTCGATGATTTCTTTTAGTAAAGAATCCACCATCCTTAGCGGTTCTATAATTTTTTGTTTTGTCAGCAATAGCTTTTGGTTGTTTAGAAAACTGTTTACCAGCGGCTGTATCTTTTCTTTTCTTTGCTGTGGTCTGTGCATATTGTTGAGTAGATAAAGATTCTCTTGCTTTTTTAGGCAAGTATCTTTCTCCAGTAGCCCCTTTACCTACAGTAGATGGTTTACCTGACTTAGTTCCCCAGTCTTCTTTACTCCATTTGGATAGTTTATTTTTTTTTGATTTAGATCCTGAATATTTCCCACCGGAATCTTTATAGTATTGAGTTGCTAACTGCATAGCTCGAGCAGAGTGCTTGCCACCCATCTTGGCTTTCGCTCTAGATTTAGCTCTAGCCCATTTTTCTGGATCTCTTTTTTTTGCTACATCAGTCATCAATTAATCTCCACTGTAATATTGCCGCTTGCAATTACTTGTACTGTGCCTAATGTTCCAGTTGCACTTAACCCAGAAGTTGACGGTGTAGATAAGTTTTCCCAATAGTCGCCAAGCCAAACTTGAAGAACTTCTTCGGTGATGTTCCATATAACATCTCCTTTTTGAAACTTATTTAAATCTCTTTCTGATACAAGAAACGAAGGGGTTGCTTGAGTGTTAAAAGCATTAAGACTAAGTTCTAAAGAACGAATCGCTCTATTATAAGTATCACCAGATACTTGTTGATCTAATGAAATAGGCAGCGATCCTTGCAATAATTTGCCCATTACCTTCTTCCGTTTGGTCTAATATCTAAGCGTGTACCTCCCACTCTAAACCCCACACCTAACTGCACTTCATCACTTGCATCATCATCCGACTCAAAACGAACAACCGCTTGCCTTGCTCTGGCTCTCATATCTATTTTTGTTGTTGATGCTGTAAATGAACTGGTGTTATCAGTAGTTAATGAATCGGCTGGATAGTTACGAGTTTTTAATACCGTATTGATCTGCTGACCACCTCCCCCTGTTCCTGTAAATTTAACATCTGGAATCATTTTTTTAATAAATTGGAAGTCCTCCCCTTCGCCAATATCAAAATCTCCAGACTCAATATACACTCCCGTCATAGGCGAACCATCAGCATCATTACCTAGTTCATGGTTATAAATATAACTTGAGTTGCTGTACTTACCAGCCGCTCTTGGGTTGTTTTCTACACCTTCATCCAGCCATGCAGTACGTTCTAGCTGGCCAATTGCCCAGACGTTTTCTTGATAATTAAATGTCACATAACGATCTGGAGTGTCTGAAGAACTAGAGCAATAAAACCATCCAACCTCATTAAACTGTCTGTTTAATATTGCAAAAAATTGATAATTTTGTGCTTCATTAATATCATCAAACACATAGCTGTGAACCGAACATGCTATGTTTTCTACTGAACCTGTATAACGATAAAAACCTTTACGGTCCATCCAAAAAATACCAGCAGGAGAATTAATTACTGCGTTAGGACCAATCAAACCAACACCTTCATTGGCCAGGTTTAACCCAAAAGTAAGAGGGGGGCCAATAAACTGAAGGCTATACAAGGCAGTATCAGTCCATATTAAAGTTTCTTGCCTAGCTCTTATACCACCAACAATCTGAGAACCAGCAGACAGCCGAATAGATCCAGCGGTGTTGGTGTTTTTAGGCTCCCACTCTAATATGTTTTCTTGATCACACCAGCTCACTAACAGTGGATCAAGAGTTCCAGTCCTTGCTCCATCAGTTATTGGATCGCTTCCTAAGATTAAAGCGTGTCTATCTACCGAAGAAACTATTACTTGAAGTCCAAAGGTAGGAGGTAAATTAGCGTTTGTTAAATCAGCTAACGCCTTTGCCCTGGTAGTTACATTGCCTGAATTATCCCAATAATAAATACCACCAGCCCTAACATTAGCCAGCATATCTTCACCAAAATTATCAATTGACCATAATCTAAGTTGGCTATTAGCACTTAACGCACTAACCGAACCAAATGTACCTGACCCCCAGGTTCCAGAACCCCAACCAGATCCAGCAACATAAACATCTAATCCCACATTTATTTGATAAGCGCCTACAACACTTCCTCCACCATTACCGCTATCACTAGCGTTAGCAGTAACCGCATCGCCAGAAGTATCTTTAGCTGTAAAAGTGTATGTGTTAGCACTAGGAACAGAAGCTATTTCATATTCCTGATTAAGAACAGCAGCTATAACCACACCACCTAAACTGGCTGCTCCACTAAAAGTAACAAAATCACCTACTACCGCACCATGAGCAGTATCAGTTGCAGTAATAGTTGAACTGCCATCAGTAGCAGAAAAAGTAACATCTCCTGCACTGGTAGTAACTCGCAATGGAGTGACATCATTAAAGACATCACCTTCTTGAATGTATAACTTAACTCGAGTTCCAAGTCCTAAGAATTTAGTGCCTTGTAGATTAACCCAAGCGTGGAGTTTGCGACCTGTCCCTAAAAAACTATTTAAACTATCTTTTGCCCAGCCACCAATTTTTTCTGGAAGTCCTTTTCGGAATCGAATTAAATTTCCGTCAAACCAGCCGCCTTCAGCCGTATATGCGGTTCCTTCTTTGTCGATACCTGGATTGAATAAAAATTTTTGTAATGGCATAAATCACTTCAATATTATTGTTATCCATCCTGCTAGTGCAGTTGTGATAACAGTTCCTATTACTAACCATGCCAGCTTTTCCCAACGAGCAGCATGGGCCTTACTTGCTTCTTTAAGCTCTCTTAACTCAATAGTACACTCAGCCCACCGTTCTCCACATTCTTTTTCATGCTTTGCAATTTGCTCTAACGCTTCTAACGCTAAAGCAGTAGGTGTTGTAGACTTTTTAGCTTGAGCTTTTTTTGTCGGCATTTTTTGTAAACTGTATTGGGTTTACTGTAGTGCCTTCTTTGGCCTTGCCTATATTCAAAGCAATGGTTTCAAGCACGGGATATATGTACTTGCCCATAAACTCGTTGTCTCTAGGCGTAGGTGTGACCGCGCAGATCGCACTACTTACTGTTACAAAAAGACTTGCGTAAATAAGCAGGTCTGCAATCAAATCCATTAGTGCTGCTCCGTATTAGCTGCTTCTAGCTGTTGGGCGTACCAGTTAAATGCCGCCATACGAGTGTCTAACTCTTTCTGGTTGGCGTTAATTACATTGGTGATCTGACCAATCTCTTCTCTTAGATCGTCCATACGAAGAGTAATCTGCTCAACATTCGGGGGAAGCTCAACAACCTCTGGCTGCTCAACAACTTCCTCTTCTATAATCTCTGCGTCAGTGGCGTGTTCCGTCATCTTCTACCTTCCATACGTTTAAGTTTGCAGCGACTGTGCGCCGTTCTCCTTCACCCTCGAAAGGGTAAACCATGTGTGTTAGCCAGCTAGGAAACAT